CTTCATTAAAAATGCACATTCGCGATATTTTTCTATTAATTTTGTCGTTTTACCAGCAAACATGGGTCCTAATATAATTTCCAAATAACCCACATTTCCATCTATAAATTCATTCATATTAATATCATTAAAATAAATCTATTTATTATCTTTTTGTTTATAATCTTTCTCTCAAAAATAAATATAAAATAATTAACATAAATATATTATTAATGGATCATAAACCATGGATAGAAAAATATCGCCCTACAAAATTTAATGAAATTGTATTAGAGAAAACTAACAAAATATTGCTTAAAAATATTATTAAACAAAAAAATTTCCCAAATTTGATTTTTTATGGACCACCAGGAACTGGTAAAACTACAACAATCATTAATCTAATAAACGAATATCATAATAAATATTACCCCGGAATTAAAGGACTTAAAATTCATTTAAATGCTTCTGATGATAGAGGCATTGATGTCATTCGCAATCAAATCAACCAATTTGTAAATACTAAATCATTATTTGGTAATGGCATGAAATTCGTAATATTAGATGAAGTTGATTACATGACAAAAAATGCACAACAAGCCCTACGATATCTTATACAACAATATTCAAGTGATATACGCTTTTGTTTAATTTGTAATTATATAAGCAAAATAGATAAAGCATTACAAAATGAATTTATTCAATTATGTTTTTGCAATTTACCAAAAAACGATATTTTGAAATTCTTACAACATATTATTGAATCCGAATCATTAAATATTAATACTACCCAACTTAATAATATTCAAAAAATGTTTAATTCTGATATAAGAAGTATGATAAATTATCTTCAAACAAATCATAATAACATTAATATTAACAATATTATTACTAATGATATATGGGATGATTTGATTGCGTTATTTAAAAATAAATCTAAAAATGTATTACCTGATATCCTATGTTTTATACATAAATACTGCAATAATAACAATACGTCCACCACCGATTTTATTAAATCATTTTTATTTTATATTATAGAAAACGAAACATATTGTTTAAATGAAAAATGGTTGTCTATGATAGAAATTATCATTCACAATGACAATATTGATAACGATATATATTTAAATTTCTCAATTAATCATTTATATGATTTATACAACTCTTTATAATACATCCTCATTCGAACTTCTAAATTTTTAATAAATCTATTTGGTGATGGCGATATTGGATTAAAAATAGTTCTTTTTTCACTATATTCATTTTCAATTTCATTAAGTCTATTCTTCTTTTTTTTTTTAGAAATATCTTTGTTGTAAATCTCATTTTCATAACAACTAAATGACATTTAAATAAATATTAGATAATAATTTTTTTAAATTATAATTATTTACACCTTTTTTAAAATCACATTTTTTTTACTTACTCTTTTCCTAAATATTTTTTTTTATTTAACAATTAAATTGAATTTTATTTATTTAAATAAAAAATTTAAATATATATTTTATTATTTAAATAAAATGAATGATTTAAATGATGAATGGACACAATTTTTAGAAACTAATGGGGAACATTCTTTAATTTTAACAAAAACAGTTGAAAATAAACCAATATTTAAACCAGAATTCTCTGAATTATATATTTCAACACAAACAAAAATTGGTTATCTAGACCAACCAATTGACCTTTATAAAGTTTTTTGGGATATTCCCATTTTATCTTATGAATTACCACAAGAAGGAATTATAAAAAAAATCATGAAAGTAAATTCCATAGATGAAGAATCTGTTAAAATATTAGAAGAAAATATAGCAAAAGAAAAAAATATATGCGTTGATGTCCTTTCTAAAGTAAATAAAATATCAGGTGAAAACAAAATTTTTAAAGATATTCGCAAAATCACAATAGGAATTTCAAAAAAAGATTTAATTAACTTCAGAAAAAAGAAGAAAAGCGCATTTTATAATTGTTTTGCAACAATCGTAAGAATATTTTATAAAGGTTCTTTTCGCGAAATTAATATTAAAGTATTCAATACTGGTAAATTAGAGATACCCGGAATCCAAAATATAGAAACATTAAACATTGCATTAAATATTCTTTTAAAGGAAATTAATAAATTAGTTGATAAACCAGTGAAATATTTGGAAAATAAAATAGAAACTGTATTGATTAATTCAAATTTCACATGTAATTTCTTTATCAATAGAACAATATTATATCGAATATTAAAATATGATTATAATATTCATTCACTTTACGACCCCTGTTCTTATCCGGGAATTCAATGTAAATTCTTTTACAATAAAAATAAAAAAGATAATCAAACAGGCGTATGTTCTTGCGAAAAAAAATGCACTTTAAATAAAAAAAATAAAAAATATAACAAGTGCGAAATTATATCTTTTATGATTTTTAGAACAGGTAGTATATTAGTAGTTGGTAACTGTTCTGAAATTACATTACATAAAATTTATTTATATATAGTTGAAATATTAGCGAATAACTGTAATAAAATCAAGTCAGATATTAAAGATAAAATTATCAAAAAAAAAAAGAAAAAATATAGAAAACGTATTATATTATTTTCTGAATAATTTATTTATAAATTTTATTGATGTTTGGTTATTGTTTTCTTCAATATTTAATAATAATTTACATAGTTTCATAGAATCTATCTCATGAGAATTACTTTTTTTTAAAAACGCAATTAATAATTGTTGTATTTTATCTAAATGAACAACATTATTTTCAACATAATTAATAAAATTATATATATCATTGATATCTTGGTCTTTTTTAAAATCACTTTTTTTTAATTCATTTATTATTTTCACCATAAATTGTTTTATATTTTTAAAATAAATTGTATTATTTTTTTCCAAAAATTTATTTTCCGGTTGAATATATTTTAAACATATTAATTTTAAAATTTTTGTAAATATAAATATATTTTCTTTAATATCAAAAAATGTTTCTTGTTCTTTTTTCGATAATTCAAAGTTTTTTTTATATTCATCGTTTATTTCATAAATTGTTTTTTTATAAACAAATAAACAAGCATCTTTTGAATTCAATTGCAAAAACGAATTACTATCTTCGCCTACCTGACCTATGAATTCCGTATAATAAAGATAGCTTTTTCTTAAATGATGAACAGTTAATTCTAAATTTTTTGTATAATAAAGCAATGATATAAATATATTTTTTAATAAATCAAAACCACGATTAACAATAAATAAATAATGGACACTATCTTTTATAACTAATTGTTTTATAATATGTGACATATATTCATTTAATAATTTGTTATATTCAAATATAATTAGGTTTTTAGAATCTAATTTCATGTTATAATTATTAGTATTTAATAAATTCGTATTATCACTCATTTATATATATATAATTCAATTATTTCTTTATTTCTTTATTTCTTTGTTTTATTAATAAATAAGTATTTAAAGACGAAAATAAATAGATAACTATAAAATGTCTGAAGAAAATACTTCCGTTGAACAACCCTCCCAAAATTATAGATTACCTCAGGGCGTAACTTTACAACATTGTGCTAAACTAGGAATTGTTGAAGATAAACCCATTATGTTTGATTATTGGACTGATTCTTGCGATAAAGAAGTGTTAATTGGTGTTAGAGATAACGGTGAAAAATTATTAGTGAAAAGTGCCGATGAATATACTAGTCCTATTTCCAAAATTTACAAGGTAGAAACTGAATATATTATCATTACTGAAAATTCTATTTATGTTGTTTCTGCTGAGATTGAAACCAAGCGAGTCTCTTAAGATTTTATATTTTTTATAGAGAAATTAAAAAATATAAAACTAAAATTTAACGTCTTCTACGACGTCTCTTTTTTGTAGATTTTTTTTTGCGTGATTTTCTACGTCTCTTTTTACGCTTTTTTGTTGTCCTTTTCACACGCCTCTTAGAAAGACGCCTCTTTAAATTTCCATATCCTCCATGTGTGATGTGTTGCAATTCCGTACAATTTCTAGTTTTAACAGGGACTTTCATGGTCCCAATTTTTATATCGGTGGACAATGTCAATTGCTTTGGGTCGTTAAATCTGTAGCCATCTCTTAGATCACCACCGCGTTGAATTCTTTTCTTTTTAACCATCTATATATTAATATTATAAAATTTCTTTCAACTTTTCCTTTTGTGTTTCCGAGAGAGTTTTTGGAAATATAATCTCAAATAGTATAATCATTCTACCCACATTATTTCCGCGCTTCATACCCATTTTATCTATAATACTTCTAAAATTTGGCGTAACTACTTTACTATTAAAATTATTTATCATATACGTTTTTTTATTTAAATGTTTAATTTCAAATTTAAAACCAACTAAAGCTTCTTTCAATGAAATCTTTTTATTTACCAATAAATCCAATCCATTTCTAGTAAATATTGACTTATTCTTTATTTTTATTTGAATCTTTATATCACCCGATATACCATGAGTATTAATATTTCCCTTTCCTTTCATAATAATTATTTCATTATTATCAATACCATGTGGAATATCCACATAAAGTGTCTCCTTTTCAACTGTTTTTATATTATTATGTATAACCCATTTATCAATTTCTAAAGACTTTACTATACCTTCATATGATTCTTCCAATGAAATTTCTAATGTTTTTGTTATAATTGGTGGTTTTACATTATGACTTTGAAATACTGGTTTGCCATTTCTAAATATCCTAATATTTGGACCTCCACCTCTTTGCATATTATGCATATTTTCAAAACCCATTGGCATTCCACCAAAAAACATTTTAAACATATCTGGCATACTACCCATATCCGGAACCCCGCCATTTGTATCATCATTAAAAATATTTTCATTACTATTTTTATTCAAAAATGGATGACTCTGTTTCATATCATAATCCTTTTTTTTCATTGGATCACCTAATACTTGGAAAGCCCTATTAATTTTTTTAAACTCTTCTTCATTCCCACCTCTATCTGGATGATGTTTTAAAGATAATTTTCTAAAAGCTTTTCTAATAACATCTGGCGATGCCGAATTATCTACATTTAAAATTTTATATAAATCCATCTATATTTATTATGAATAAAGATAAACTTAAATATAAATTAACGTAATTAATTAAATGTCTTTTTTAAAAAAATATAAACCAACATATTACAATGATTTTATTATTGAAAAAGAATACATTAATTTATTAAATATATTACAAAAAATGGATAATCTTAATATATTATTTATTGGAGAACAAGGTGTTGGTAAAACTAGTTTAATCATGGCAACTATTAATGAATATTATAAATCACACAATATTTCAAAATATGATATTTTATTTATAAACAGTTTGAAAGAACAGGGTATAAATTATTATCGTAATAATTTAAAAACTTTTTGTCAAACCAAATGTTCCAATCCATTAAAAAAAAAATTTATAATTTTAGATGATATTGACTATATAAATGAGCAAAGTCAACAAGTTTTTAGAAATTGCATGGATAAATATAGCCACAATGTTCATTTTCTGATTTCATGCACAAATATACAAAAGGTCATCGATAACATTCAATCTCGTTCTATTATTATAAAACTAAATAAAGTTAGTAATAAAGCATTAAATCTATTTTCATATAAAATTGAGGAAAATGAAAAAATTGTTATTCATGGAAATGCAAAAAAATTTCTATTTAACATTTGTGAAAATTCATTTCAAAAATTATTAATTTTCTTAGAAAAATTTAAACTATACAATAAAGAAATAACATTAAATATTGCAAAACAATTATGTTGCAATATTAATTATTTAGATTTACAAAATTTCACTAATTGTTGGTTTAAAGAAAAAAATTATAAAAAATCTATAAAAATCATTTTTAAAATTTATGATAAAGGTTATTCTGTATTGGATATTTTAGATAATTATTTTTCATTTATTAAAATAACTGATATTTTAAATGAAGAACAAAAATACAATACAATAAAATTTATATGTAATTACATTGCAGTTTTTTATAAAATTCATGAAAACAAGGTTGAATTAGCATTCTTTACAAATAATTTAATTAAGAAAATAATCTAATAATATATTCAATATATATATATATATATTATTATAAATGAGTCAAAATTTTAAAAAAATATATGATATTAATAAATTCGTAAATATCATAAAAGAATATTGTATTAATGAAAAAAAAACCGAGTATATTTTCTCACCAATATCCTATAAAAAAATGCAATTTAATAAAGTATTCACAACTTTTATAAATGATTTAATACCATATTATCACAAATCTAAACAATTTTATTTAAAAAGAAATATGACTTATAAAAATACATTAACAATATTTAGACAATTATTAAACAGTTTATGCATACCATATACATCAAAAATTATTTATAATAAATCAAAATACAGTATTCATTACATCATAATATTAAATAATGAATTGGCTAATCATTCATAACTCAATGCAAACATTTTTCCCGCATTTGTGTTACTAGATAATATTTGCACTTTATTTGAACGTAAAAACCAATTATATTTTCGTCTTTTTAATAATTCATCTTTAGGTAAATAAATACCAGCTACATCAACATCAAATTCAATATTTGAATTATTTAATAATTCATCAATTGTTACTGATTTATTATGAATATCTTTCGTTCCTAATAAATTACCCGGTAACTTATTAAGGTTACCACTTCTTATGAACTTATTTATCATTCTATCTAAATTTCCAATAAAATCTGTTTCATTTGAATTATCTGTTGATATTAATACTTCCAAATAATTACATAATTCTTTTACCATAGTGTTTCTCCTTTTACAACCAAACAATCTCATATTTGGAAATGTTTGAATAATATCAGAAGTAATATTTCTACAAACAAATTCACCTGCATAACAACCCTGTTCTCCTAAATAATCATTATGGTATGGTTTAAAATCATTCATCATTATCATACTATTTGGCATCAATACTCCACCATACTTGTATAATATTCTAAACAATCCCAATGCTTCAACTCTTTTTTTTATCGGTTTTGTTAATTTATCAATATCTATTGTCCAATCTTTTAATAATTTATCAAATGATTCCGAATTAATCAAGCAAATATTAAAACTATCGCCACACCATTTCACAATGGTTTCAATACACATATGAATGTATGGTTGATTTAAATCAGTTGTATTTCTTGAACCAAATGTTTTCCAATGGCGCGAATTAATTTCATAATCTGTAAAAATCCACAATATTGGTTTATTTCCATCACCACCATTTAATAAATATTTTTGAACTAAATCAAACTGCTGTTTTTCAGGTTCCGGGTCATATTTTTCTTTATATTTATCATATAATATTCCTATAGCAGTAATTATTATAAATGCTGTTAATAAACGTTGAATTTTCATTTATATATTAAATACATTTTTTTATATTAAATATTTTATATTAAATATTTCAAGTTAATAATTTTAGATTTTTCCACCACATATTATTTTTCATTTTCATCTCATTATCTTCCATTAATAAATTATATGCTCTTTTAGTATTCATAATTTCTGAACTATTTTGATTTTTATTTAATTGTTTCTTCGAATAGGACAATGTAGGTATGTTTCCCTCATCTGATTTTCTATGACGAATATATTGTTCAACATTATCAAATCTCTTTTTCTCTGTAAAATCTTGTTCTGTAACAGGTATTACCGTCTCCATGTGAACCTTTTTAACATCATCATATTGTAATTTACTAAATATATCAGAAGAATATATTGTTTCATTATTATCTAACATAGAACAACCATTATTCATAACAATATCTTGTATATCTTTTTTTATTATTAATTCGCGACTCTCTCGCTTTTTATTTTTAAATATTTCATCAAATTCTGATTTATTTGAAGCTTTTAGGTCGGATAATCCTTCTGATGATTTTAACCAATCACCATGACCATTTGCATTTAATTTCCCATTTGATTTTTCAAATAATTTATTAAACCATGTATTAAAATTTTTTTTATCTAAATTTTTTAATTTCATTTGTAATAATTCTTTATTTCCCTGCGATTCTTCCATGTCATTTTCATCATAATCAATATTTTCCACTTTTTTTTCGGTTCTATTTTTTAATTTATATAATTTCGATAATATATTATAAGCTTTACTAAAAAAAATAAAAACAGAACGTTCTAAACCACTTTTATCAGGATGCGTTTTTAATGCCTTTTTCTTAGCATTTTTTAAATCTTCTTTGGTATAAATTAAATTTAAATTAAATAAATTTAATATATCTTCTAAACTATAATTATCTATATTGAGATCCAAATCATTTAACGATTCCATTTATATTTTATATACTTTTTTTATATTTATTTTTTTAAATTTAAAATTAAATATATTCTTTTATTATATTAATATGGACCTTTATAATGAAAATTATTTATTAAAAAAATCTGAAAATAAATTTGACCCAAATAAACTATCCATAAATGTTAATGATAATGAACCCGCATTAAAAGACAAAATTCAATTAGAACAAAAAGAAAAAAAAGAAATAGAACAAAATAATATTGATAAAAAAAATAGGGAAAATAAATTGTTAAAGGAACAATTATTTGATAAATACAGGAGAATAAAACGAAAAGAAAAACAATTAAAAAAAATAAAATCAGATGATACAGATATTAATGTCATTAATTCTAAGAAAAAAGAACAAAATTTAAAAAAAATATACAGAAATATATCAGAAAATATTAAATCTAGTGATATTACTTTATTAGTTCAAAACGGACCAAAATTAATTCCAGAAAATTTAATAAAAATAAACGATTTAATTCAAAAAAGATACTCATTTAATACCGAAGATGGTTCAAATATATATGATGATTTGGATGGTGTTGAGAATAATATTGAAAAATCTAAACGATTAAAAAGAACTTTAACAAAAAATATTAAATATTCTATTGCTTATAGCAATATTAAAAATTATAAAAAATTTAATATCCCCGAAGAATATTGGAACATATTTTCATCATTAAATTTAAGTATATCCGACTATAATAAATATAACAATTTATTTAAAAAAATCGAACACGGTGATGGTAATAATATCAAAGAACAAATTGTAAAATATATAATAAAGAATTTATCTGAAAATAATATTACTTATGATAAATTAAAGGATTATATTGAAAAATACTATGCTTATATAGAAAATAATTTTAAACCTAACAAAAGTCTAATTACATTCATTATATTATATCAAACTTTTATTGTTCATCATTTTTGGTTTTTTCTACCAGAAGAAAATAAATTTGTTCTTACCTATATGATTGATAGAATATTTCAAACGATTGACGAAGGCGTCGAAGATACTATAAAAATATATGATAATAGTCAGAATGGATTATCATATGATATTATATCAAATGATACCGAAAGAGATAAATTACAAAAAATCAAATTATTAGATGAAATACAATCAATAAAAAAATCAGATAGATTTTTAATATATCGACAAATATACAAATTTTGTTGCGATATAAACGAATCCACTAACCAACGTGACCAAACTAATCATAAATATATAATACTATCCAACGCTAAATATGGCATTTTAAGATATTTATTAGTTTCAAGTTTATTTATTTTATTTAAAAGAAAAAAAGAAAAAAAAGATATTCAATATATAGAACATAGTATAGGGCTTTCAACTGATAGTCAAACCCCTGAAACAACAATATATCATACTAATTTTATAAAATACATGTCTTACAATTTAGATTTTATCTTAGAATTTTTATATTCAAAAATTAAAACATTAACAAAAGACACTGAAATTAATAGTAATATATTGGAATATAGATTTTTTAAATATTTAATTAGAGAATTTAAGATTCTTTATGATTTAGAATAAATTATAATTATTTATGATGATTATAATTATTTATGATACGCAATAACTTTATTAAAAAAATTAATTATTTCATTTTTATTTGATGACATATATATTTCTTGTGGCTCTCCTCTATAAAAGTGTATATATGTTGGCATTTGTTTTATTCTTAAATAATGAGCTAAATCATCCCCCTCATCTACATCTAATTTTACCAACTTTATTTTTTTTGGAATATTTTCATTAAATATTTGCATAAAAAATGGCGTTGACCTTTTACATGGTCCACACCATGTTGCTGATGCTTTTACTATAACAGATTCATTATTTTTAACGAACAATTTAAATTCGTCTCTTTTTGTTAATTCTACTATCCTAGAATCTATTTCATTTGACATTTTATATTATTTTATATTATTTTTTTTAATATAAAATTATTATTAAAATATTATCTCATCTTTCACAATAAATTCTATATTCTTTTCTGTTTTATCTATTTGCGCAAATATTTCCTCTATTTCTTCAATCTTCTCCATTTTAAAATCAATATGCGATTCCCAAAAATAACGACAAAATGCCCATTGTAAATCCACATCATTCGTTTTTTCTTTATATTCTATCATTTTTTTCCTATATTGTTTAGGTAATAAATACATCGAACTTGGTGGTAATACATAAGCTAATTGAATATTAAAATCAATTGATGTAACATTTTCTGAAATATAATCAATGCTCCATAAAGGCAAATAATTTAATAAATCTTTAAATAATGGTGGATAACTATATTTATATTTCCATTTCCAATTTTTACAACCAGATGTATAATATAACATATTCCATTCCAAACCTTCTATATAATTTAAACAAATTTTCTTCAAATTTTCTTCATTTCTTTCTGTATTAAATAATTCTTCATAATATCTATTTTCCCAATAAAAATTATTCGGATTAATTATTTTTTCCACGTCTCGCTCTTTAATTGGTAAATTTAATAATACATTTTCAAGTTTTTTTTCATTCATTTCTACTTCAGTATTTGTTGTGTTTTCATCATTTTTTTGATAATCTCTTTTTTCTTGTTTATCTCTAATTCTATATTCCCTTTTTAAATTTTCCAATTCCATTGATGAAAACTCTTCTATTAACTCTCTGAAATGCTTCCACACAATTTCATCATCTTTTATTATAAACATTTTCTTCTTTCCCAATATATTTTTATATGTTTGCAATAACATTTCTATACCATGTGTTCTAATATTTAATGATGGAAAATGTGGCATAAAATCATTACCCAATAAAAACATGATAAATACATAATCTTTAATTATATTTACAGCATTGTTACTATCATATTTATCCACCATATTATCTAAAATATAATACATTAACTCCTCTATTTTCATTAAATACAATTCATTCGGCTCAATATCTTTTAATAAACTTTTGATAAATTCGGGTGTTTCACGAAATAAATAAATATCTTTACTTAAATGCATATGATTTAAACATAATATTATCAAATCCGCATCTAATCCATATATCACATGCGACTCATTTTTATTATTATTACGAATATAATCAAAAATTTTATGTTCTCCTTCTCCCCTTTCATTTGATGTAGATACTATTATTTTTTTTATATTATAAAATCTCTCTCTACCATTAAAATATTCAGCAACCTTTTTATCCATTTGTTGCATAAAATATGTTCCTGGAGTAATACACGTTCTATCAAATTTTATATTTGACTCGTCATTTTTTACTGATATTTCGGAAAATTTTTCATTAATAAGGTCATTCAATAATTCTGTTACTATTTTTGATTTAAATCTTCTTTCTTTTTGTTGTTTTAATTTCGCAAATGGTGCAACCCCATCAAAACTTATATATACCAAATCGGTCGGTTGTATTTCTTTAATATAACTATCTATTTGCAAACATATTTTTTTTATTAAATTATTTATAAACTCTTCACTAAAATCCCCATTCATTGTTGATAAACAATTATAAATAATTGAATTAGAATCCAAATAAAAATTATTTATTGTTTTATTTACATCTTTTTTTTTTATAATTATTTTTTTATAATTTTTAATTAAATAACTGTAATATGCTGGTATTCCCATTATAAATTAATATAATAAATAATATTTAATTCGTTTTCATTGTTTTTTTATTTTAGTTTATTTTAAATAATTAAAATCGCATTGTATTTTAGGAATATGTCAATGAAAAACAAAAATATCAAAATAAAAATTTCAACAAAAAAGGAAGAATCACATAAAAAACAAAAAATCCAAAAAAATACATCAAAAATTATAAAAAAAATAAATTTCTTTTACAAAATAATTACTGATACTATTATAGCTGCTGAAAGATATAAAACAAATGATATTTTATCTGCAAGTGAATTAAATTTATGCATACAAAATCTTGAAAATATTTATTCAGAACTAAAAAATATTGAAAATAGTTTGCAGGGAACAAACCATAATGCGAAACAAATTATTACAAAATTACAAACAATTAATGATGATATTTCATTAATATTCAAAACTTTTGGAACAAGTAAAATAGAATATATATTAACAGTTTGTTATGGTAATGATTTTATTGATAGAATTACACCATCATTGGATAAAAATAAATTTGATATTATAATGAAATATGTGCAGCCTATTAACTATAAAATCATACAATGGAAAAATAAACCGAAAAACAAAAATATATCTAACAAAATTATAAAAAATAAGATTATTGAAGACTTTATGATTGTTGATATGGGAGAAAATATTGATTGTTATGATTTATGTAGAACGACAAATAATTTTTTCACTAAAGTTTTTGGAATAAAAATTGTTTTTCAAAATGAACAAACTAAGAATACAATTATAATTAACGGCGTTGTAACAGAATTACTTATTTCTTGTTTGAATAATAACTTTATAGATGAGCGATTGGAAACATGTTTAGTAAATAAACCAAAAGATGAAGAATTTAATACAGATATTTTTAACAAATTTATTAACCATCTTACTATCAAAGAATTATTAATATACAATGATAAAGAATTATATAATAGATTTGTTGGTTATAATAACCAAGCAGCTCTAATCCATCAAAAAAGTATTTCTCAAGTTATAAAAGAATTTATAAACAATTCTCTTTTTCAACAGAGAAAAACATTAATAATCTTATTATTACAAGCAGGGAATAATGAATGTCAATATTTGGCATATTTATTATATGATTTATTATCTAATGAACAAAATGGCAATATAGATACATTCGAACAAACTATATTATTTGATAGTTTCCCGTGGGAAATTAAAAAATCATTCAGATTAGCTATGAAAAATACAATTAAATATACAAAACATTTATCTCAATTTGATAATTCAAAAATACCCATTGAACAACAAATTTGTTTAATGAAAGCTTCTGAAACAATTAAAGAAAAAGCTATGATAAAATTAAAAGAAGTTAAAGCTAAATCTGAAGATTCTGGTTCAAAAGCGAGACAATATTTAGAGGGATTACTTAAAATACCATTTGGGATATATAAAACAGAATTCATTTTAAAAATAACAAGTGAAAATAGTGCTCTTATTAATGAAATTATATCAAAACTAAAATCCTTTAATATTCACATTAATTTTAATATGAAAGATTTTTATACAAATATTGAAATAACGGATATACTTAACCAAATAACAAATAAAATTTTTAATGATATTGATGATAAAAATTTAAATAATTGTATAAAATATTTCACATCTGGAAAAAAAGATAAATTAATATCAAATATTTGTTTAATTAATTCTATAATAAAAAGATTATGCATCAAAACAAAAAAATTATGTCACTCTGGAAAAAAAAATGAATATATGAAATTAAGTATTAAAAATTTATTAAAAGACTGTAAAAATAACGATAAATTCATGAAAGAATTACTCACATTCAATAATTCAAATATAATAGATAAAAATGCTATTATTAATAACATAAAAATAATAAATGAAAAAAAAGGCAAATTACTCACTAAAATTCAAGATATTAACACAACATTAAACGGTGCAATATACGGTCATAATAATGCTAAAAGACAATTAGAACGGGTTATCGGTCAATGGATTACCGGTAAACAGTCTGGTTATTGTTTTGGATTTGAAGGTCCACCCGGAGTTGGAAAAACATCATTAGCTAAATATGGTCTTTCCCAATGTTTGAAAGATAAAGATGGTGTAGCTAGACCTTTCGCTTTTATTGCTTTGGGCGGTTCTAGCAATGGAAGCACCCTGTCTGGTCATAATTATACTTATGTTGGTTCTACTTGGGGGAGAATTGTTGATATATTAATGGAAAAAAAATGCATGAATCCTATAATATTTATTGATGAATTAGATAAGGTATCACGAACAGAACACGGGAAAGAAATTATCGGCATATTAACTCATTTAATTGATAGCACTCAAAACGAAAATTTTCAAGATAAATATTTCAATGGTATTGATTTGGATGTTAGTAAAATATTATTCGTATTTTCATATAATGATGTATCCGTTATTGATAAAATTTTATTAGATAGAATACATAGAGTAAAATTTGATTATTTAACAATTAATGATAAAATTAATATTGTACATAAGTATTTATTACCCGAAATGTATAAAAATATGGGAATGGATAATATAATTTCATTTTCAGATGATAATATTAAATTTATTATTGATAGTTATACAAATGAAGCCGGCGTTAGAAAATTAAAAGAAATTATATTTGAAATTATTAGTGAAATTAATTTAAATTTACTAAAAGAAACTACCGATATTAACGCATTTCCTATTCAAATTACAAACACTGAAATTGAAAAATGTCATTTAAAAGAAAGACATAAAATTGTAAAAAAAATTATACATAATACTCCACAAATAGGAGTTATTAACGGGTTGTGGGCAAATTCTCTAGGCGTTGGTGGTATAATACCCATACAATGTTCGTATTATCCTGCGACAAATTTATTAGATTTAAAATTAACTGGTATGCAGGGTGACGTTATGAAGGAAAGTATGAACGTAGCCAAAACGCTCGCATGGAATCTAACTGATAAAAAAACAAAAAATACCTTTTTAAAGAATAATGATAAAACTAAAAATAGTGGCTTACATATTCATTGTCCTGAAGGCGCTGTTCCAAAAGATGGTCCGAGTGCTGGAACAGCGATAACAAGTGCAATTTTTAGCCTTATTAATAATAAAAAAATAAAGAATGATATTGCCATTACTGGTGAAATTAACCTACAAGGTTGCGTTACAGAAATAGGTGGTTTAGAACTTAAAATATTAGGTGGTTTAAAAGCCGGTATTAAAACATTCATCTTTCCCGAATCAAATTTAAAAGATTATACTAAATTTTTAGAAAAATTTCCTGATATTGATTTATCAAATATAGTATTCCATCCTGTGAAAAATATCACCGAGGTTTTTAAATTAATATTTGTTTAATTGAATATATTTTATTTTCAAAAAATATATTCATATATATATATTATTATGTCTTCTCCCATAAAATTTAATCCAAAAAATGTTATTATGTTCGCGGCATCTGTTTCTCCCATATTTATAACATTTTATTTCATTTTAGAAGGCGCTTTTGCCGGGCATGTAAAATTTATTATATGGCTTTTCGGTTTATTTATTGCAATTATATTAGGTATACTTTTACGCGCCGGTGGCGCTTCTGACCCAGATGATGTTGTTGCTGGAGAAAATAGTTTAAATTATGTTGAAAAATGTTTAACATTTGACGGCCCATTTAATGCACAATATTCAACCTTATCCGGTCCAAGTTCTCATGCTATATTCCACGCCTTTACAATCACATATATTCTTCAAAGTATTCTTTCTAATCCTAATAGTGTTGGATGGTCATTCTTAATTTCTTTAGTTATAATTGCTGCTATAGATTTAATGGTTAGACAATCAAATAAATGTAATAAACCTACTGATGTTTTAAAAGGTTTAGCGTTAGGTGCATTTATAGGATTTACTTGGCAACAAATTATATTAAATACTAAATGGCCCGGTCCTGAATATTTATATTTTGGTAAAGAAAATACTATGAAAAAATGTAAATTAGGTAAAACTCGTTTTCGTTGTAAACAGGGTGACCAAACATTTATAATGTAATTATCATGGTTTTATATAAAGTTTGTTTTTAGCTAAAAAATTATTTATCTCAGACTTTAATGTATCCTTTTTCCATTGAAAAAAATCTTTTGACAATGCATTTGACTTAAAAAACTCTTGAATAAAATATTTACAAATATTAACTGTATTTGCTCTTTTGTATAAATCCAAAATACTTTTTTGTTTTATACCATTTCCCACGCGTTTATTTACCCAATTATGAAATGTAAATAAATATGTTATCATTCCATCTTTTGTTTTTACATTATAAATATTATATTTTTTTATATAACTAACTGCATGATTTCTACATAATGGACAAGGTAAATTTTTAAATATTAAAACTATAATATTAACAACATCATTGCTCATTTTTTTATAACATTCATCATTATATATTTTTTCAACTATTGTGTGTAAAAATAACCACGTTGGTGTTCCCCATCGTTTAGACATATTTAATTAATATAAAGATATATTTTTATTTTTATTAATATTATGCAAAATAATACAATAAATTTTAATAAATTATTATATGAAGCACTTAACAAAAAAGAAAATAATAAAACAAACGTTTGTTTAATATCTAATGAATCTTTAACTTCATCACATATTACTTTAGAATGTAAACATAGTTTTAATTATATGTCAATATTGAAAGAAATTAAAAAACAAAAATTACATCATAATAATCTTGAAGTTAATCGTTTAAAAAAAAACCAAATTAAATGTCCTTACTGCAGAAATATTCAAAATGGTATTTTACCTTATAGAGATGGATGTAATAAATATGATTACGTAAATTGGCCTGAAAAACTCGCTTTTAAACCATTTAAATGTGGTTACATTTTTTTATCTGGTAAAAAAAAGGGAGAAAAATGTTTAAAAGGTTGCTCTAATAAATATTGTCTACAACATAAAAAAATATTAGACAACCGAAATAAACGAAAAGTAGAAAAAGAAAAGAAAGAAAAGGAAAAGAAGGAAAAACAAGACAAACTAAAGGTAGAACAGGCAAAAGCAAAAATAAAATCAAACATAACTCAGTATTTAATAACCAATGCAGACACGAATACCGAAAATGAAATTATTTCTCATATAACAAATATATCTTCTGATTCATATTTCATGAAATGTAAACAAGATAATAATAATAATAATAACATTTTTCCTAAATTACATGTAACCAAAAATTATAGTTATTTTAGATGCCAATGTCAACATACAATTATTAAAGGAGGTAAAATAAAAAAATGTAAAAAATATATGACTTGTTCTGAAAAATTATATCACGGAAACAATAAAAATAATTCTATTACACCAAAAATATACAAAAAATATTTATGCAACACACATAATTATAAAACTGTAACAGATAAAAAAAACAACTTTATAGTTTTTCCTGATAATATCTTTATTGATATAATAAATATTCCAGAAAACTATCTCCAAAATACAGAAACATTTAACAAATATCTATCAATATATTACAACAAATATTTTCATTCAAAGGTTTTTGATTATAAAAAATTCACACAATTTAAAAAAACAACTATGCTTATCGAAGATCATTATGTTGATTTTAAAGTAGCCATGATGAATTTATAATTAAATAAATCTATTTAAAATTATTATAAATAGATTTATTAATAATGTCTGATAAACAAGCGCTTATAAATAATGTAAAAAAATGGATAACTTTAGATACTGAAATCAAACAACTTCAAAAAATAATGAAAGAGAAACGTAAAGATAAAAAAAATTATACAGCAGCTTTAGTCGAAACTATGAGAAACAACGAAATTGACTGCTTCGATGTTCAAGATGGAAAACTTATTTATACCAAAAAAAAAGTAAAGGCTCCATTAAGCAAAAAACATCTTTTATCGTCTTTATCTAATTATTTTAAAAATAATAAAGATTTAATAAACGAACTAAGTGATTTTATTTTAAATTCCAGAGAAGAAAAAATAAAAGAAAATATACGGCGAAAATAATAATTAAAAATATAATGATTTTTTAATGAATTACCCACAAAATATAAACTTTAATAACGTAGATAATATAATTTTAAATCAAGATTCTGTTATTTTTATTTGTTTATACAAAATTAATATTATTAATGATTATCCATACATAACTTATTTATTATATAAACAAAAAATACAAAATACTGATATTACAACATTCTTATATATTCATTTTACAGAAAATACTTCAAATACTTTTAATAATATTGATAATATTTTAGATAATTTGTCATTTAAAAACAATACATTAAAAGGTTATTTACAAAAAAATAATTTATTTTATTTATTTTATGAATATACGCATGCGAAGGACAATATAATTAATAAATATAACAGCAATACTATCTTATATTGGACAACAATATATGAAATTGTTCAAATGCAGTCTATATTAAATATACCCATTCATTCTACTGTATTTGAATTATTTTATTCACATCCTGACTTAATATATTTATATAATCATACTCAAAAAATAGATTTTCCAATAACTATTTATAGTAAAAATAATATTATTGATTTATTTTCCACATATGATAATTTAAATAATTGTTTTATAATTAAACATGAAATTGAAAATAATTATCATTTATTTAGATGTATTTTAATATATTATGAAAATAAATTTAGTAATATAAATAGAAATGTATTTCATTTTGAAAATACTGAACAATTGCAAATAATTAGTGAATAATAATATAAAAAAAGTATATACAGAATATATAAATTATGAAATTTTTTTTAATTATTAGTTTTTTCTTATTTATAAATTTTATATTATTATTAATTCCAAAACTAATGCCCAATTATATAAAACCAAGTCAAACCGTTTTTTGGTTGATTTGGACTAATTCTTTATTTGTCTTCACTATGGTGTTACCACATCAAAATAGTTATCTTTTTCCTGCAAAGTCAGCTGTAAATATATTAAAAATATTTAAAATGGCTACCGGACAAGAAGAAGAAAAGCAAAAAGAAATGACAATAAGAGACAGGATAGCAGCTAGACAAACTGCGAAAACAAAATCTAAATCAAAAGAATCAACTAAATCTGCGTCACCTGCCCCATCTGCCCCACCTGCGCCACAACCCGCAGTTATTATATCCCCCAAAAACACCAAAGCAAAAACAAAAACAAAAACAAAAACAAAAACACCAGTTATCATAATTGAAAAAAAAGGTAAATCATAATTTGTTTTAAATTGATTTTTTTTTATATTGAAATATTATTTAAATATAAAAAAGTAATAAATATAATATGGAAAAACGTCTAGCACAGAAATGCAACACATACTTAAAAAAATTCAAAATAAATATTAAACAATATATTGATGAAAATATTACTATGGATGAATCTCAATATACAGAACTTATGCAATTTATATTTGATTATGATGCTATATGTATTACAAAGGAAGATTTTACAAAAAGAAAACGTGTAAAAAATATTGTTCCTTTTCACGAAAGATGTTGTGCTTTGCGAGCAAATGGCCAACAATGCACCAGGCGAAAAAAAGATTCTGATAAATTTTGCGGAACACATATTAAAGGAATACCCCATGGTGAAATTTCAGCTAATGATAATAATACTGCAAGTAAATCAAATATAAAAAAAGAAGTTTGGGCTCAAGATATTGCTGGTATTATTTATTATATTGACTCTGAAAACAATGTTTATAACCATAATGACATTGTTAATAATATAGTTAATCCAAAAATAATTGCAAAATATGAAAAAATTACAAAAACTACAATTAGGAATAATGATATACACGAAGAACATTCATATTCTATACCGACCTTATTCAATAAAAAATAAATATTGATAATATACTTAAAAAAAAATATACTTAAAAAATATACCAATAATAACATTATGCCGAATTAGCTTAGTGGTAGAGCATCGCACTTGTAATGCGGAGGTCGTGAGTTCAATTCTCACATTCGGCTAAAATAAATTGATTTTTTTTTAAATAATAACTTATTATTTTAAAATGTCTCATGAAATTCTTGTTTTTGCGGATGGTGAAAAACGCATGATAAAACCCGCTAAATATTTCAAGGAAAACTTTGTATTAATATTACTTGGTTTATGTCAATATAATTCCGATATAAAAATTACCCCAACTATAGTCCATAGAGATTTACAAAATAATATTATCTATTTTCGCGACGTCTTACCTGTCTATTCTACCTCGTGGGATATTTATATGAATGCTGTTAGATTTAACTCATTTACCATGGATGACTTGCCCGAATTAAAACGGTTCATTAATATTATTGGTGGCGATGCTAAAGTTGAAAAACAAATTATCGAATTTGAAAAAAAACAGGTGGAAGATGATTTAAAATATTTAAATCCGAAAACACCCGAAGATGATTTATATAATTTATATATTTTTAAGAAAATTAGAATTAATAATTTAACTTGGAACTCAGTAAATGAAGCATTAAAAGAATATACTATCACATTAATGTGTGAAAACGATACTCATAGCGATGGACCATATCATTGGTTTCGTAAAGACAAATATTAAAACCACTTCTTTAAATTACTAGTTACAGAAGACATTTCAATATTTTTTTCTTTTTTTTCATCATTATCGTTTTCATTCTCATCCATACCATTAATAGCTTTGTAATCTGTCTCGGGTTCACGTTTTGGACAATACTGTTCTAATGTATCTGATGCCAATCTTAATCCAGGTCTACAATTGTAATGTGTGCCAATATATACACCTGCTGCAAATCCTATTATAAATTGTGCCATATATCATATAATAATAAAAATAAATATTATCATTTTTATTTTTATTAACTTATAACTTCATTTTCAGGTTCCTTATCATTAACTTCTAAAGCAACATTTCCACCTTTTTTTCCAGAATAAAATTCCCAAGCAAAATATAGCCCAACAATCCCAATAACAGCACTGGCACCAAATAATAATTGCGTTCTAGTATTCATTTATATTGTTAATAAAACAATACTTTTTAACTTATTATAAAGAAAATTCTATTTCTGTTTTTTCCTTTAATTTTTCTATTAAAAAAAATCTTACATATTTTTTCTTTCCTAGTTTTGTTTTTCCATCTGATTTCCTTATAGGTTTCATTCTATAATGATTTACTTTTAATATTTGCCTTATCAGATTCAATAGTGGCCATTTTTGCTTTTTATCAGCATCTTTATGTAAACTTGTCAAAAACGAACTACTAAATAATTCATGTTTTTTTAATTTTGCTAAATATTCCCTTACAATTTCATATTTACTATCATTAATTAGAAGTTCTCTCGGGATTAAAATTCCATCTAATTCTGAAATATCTTTCGTTAAAACAAACCCAGATTTCAATAAAATTTGCATGATTATATTTTCATTCTCCGAATTTTCATGTTTTTTTACATAATTTTCTGATAAATCTTGCATAATATTTAAACTCATTTATAATCACAAATGTAAAAAAAACGAAAATAAAAACGCATATTTTTAAATATTTTATAATCATAATTTAATAAAATCCACTTTTCTTATATGGTCCCCCATATGCCGTTTTTAGGTTTTTTTCAAAAAAAAAATTGAGCAAACTTATTTTATGTATTTATGGTCTCATACCTAGCAAATTTATATAATTAAATTTTTGGTGTATTATCATAAACTAAAAGTTTGAGAAAAAATTTTGAAAAGTTTTTTAAGAATTTCAATTTGGGACATTTTAAAATGTCCTGAAATAGATTTTCCAAAAAAGTTTTCAAAAAAATTCGTCAAACTTTCCCTTCAGTCACAACACCGTTATCGGAATTATACAATTTAAACCATTTATCATCTAAAATATCAAAAAAAAGTTTGATGAAAAAAAATGAAAAAAACGCTGAAAAACTCTGAAAAACTCTGAAAAACGCTGAAAAAAGGCTGAAAAAAAGGGGTAAAAAACATGGCTGAAAAAGGCGATTTGAAAAGTTTTTTTTCAACGATATGTGTGCCCACGACGTCTCTTACCACAATGTCGTTTAAATTATACGAAACGCCCTAAATTTGACCCTTACCATAAATGACAAAATGATAATAAATGATAACACACCCTTTTACACCATAACATCATGTAAAATGAGTAATTATTTTTTTTGTGCTATTAGCATATATAGGCTCGGTTTTTTCTCCGGTTTTTACCGATAACACCCCCTCTTATTGAGAATGTATTGCTGCAAAAAAAATCACGCAAAAACATGGTTTGGTGTTGGTCACTTTCAACAAAATCGAAAAAAACCGAACAGGAAACAATTCAAAAACGGCTTTTTTAGTTTTTAAATTCAAATGATAAATGATAATAAAAAAAAGTTTGATAAAAAAAAAAATAGAATTCTTCGTCTAAACGTAAAAAATGACACTTTTTTAGCAAAAAAACGAAAAAAAAAAGTTCGAAAAAAGTGAAAAAAATGGACTTTTTTTTGTGACTTATTTTTTTAAAAATCAATATAAAATAATATTTTTATATTATATTAGAGTAATAAATGAATTCAAATTTTTTTTGTAAAAGATGTAATTTTATAACATATGATAAAAAGGACTATCAACGACATTGTAAAACGTCAAAACATAAAAAATCAAAATGGACTTGTTTAACATGTGGTAAACAATATAAATTTTCCAGTGGGCTGTCCAGGCATAAATGTAAAAATGCTAAAATAATAGAAGAGGAAGAGGCAAATATAATAATTGAGAAACCATCTGATTCAAATAATAATTTCAATGAGTTACTTAATATTATTAAACAGCAACAACAACAATTAAATAAATCACATGAATTAATTCAAATGGTTATTCAGGAAAATAAGGATATTATACCGAGAATAGGTAACAATAATATTTCAATTAATGTTTATTTAAATGAACAATGTAAAAATGCCATGAATTTAAAAGAGTTTGTAGAAAATTTAGATGTATCTTTAGAAGATTTAATGTATACCCAGCAACACGGTTATGTAGAGGGTATAACTAATATTTTTACAAAACAATTAAAAGATTTGCAACCAACAGAACGACCAATACATTGTAGTGATATTAAACGTATGCAATTTTATGTGAAAGATGATAATATGTGGACAAAAGACGATGAACATAAAAAGATAGAGCAATCCATTCAAGATATAAAGAAAAAACAAATATGTCAATTGAAAAAATGGGAAGAAGAAAATCCTTTATTTTTATCAAATGAAGATTTATTAAATCAATGGCAGAAAATGGTGAAAGAAATAATTGGTCCGGAAGCAAATGCTAAAACGAAAGAAAAGGATATGTTTTATATAAAAAAACAATTAGCAAATACTATACCTGTAAAATTTGCATTAAAAAATAATGCGTAAAAAAAAATATATTTTGACATATAATTATTTTATATGTCAGAACACATAACAATCGAAATATCTGATATATCAAATACTAAAATAGATATGTCTAATAATAATTTATTTGTAAATGATTTATCTTTAATTCAACACGAAACTAAACAGATTTCCAGAAAAATGTCTGTTTATAAAAAATTTAAATCTTTTATTAAAAAAAAAACTAACCATGATATAGAACGTGGATTTAAAAAATGGAAACATAATTCTGATTTAAAAGGTAAACCAAGTTTATTATTATATAAAGAAACAAAAAAATGCAATGATATTGAAGAAGTTAATTGTGATTTTGATTACGCTCATTCTATAACGGCTAACGGCAATTATTATAATTATGTATCATATTTTGACGTTGAAAAAAGTATACAAAAAATGTATTATGATACAAGCGAATATTATTCATACGCTATGGATATTTTAGCTACTTATGTTCGTGGTCAAAAACTTATTTACATGGAATCAAAATATTATTGTGAAACAAGATTAAATTATCTGATGTTTCCTGCTATATTTTTATCATCATTAACATCGGTTTTAACGAGTGTAGTTGAAAAATCAGAATTAGGGATGACGATATTATCGGGGATTTCTGCCATGATTGCATTTCTTTTAGCAATTGTAAGTTATTTAAAATTAGATGCTCAATCAGAAGCACATAAAACGTCAGCTCATCAATATGATAAGTTACAATCAATGTGTGAATTTTCTTCTGGTTATTTTTTATTGTCTTCTAATAGGCAAAATGATAAGAAATATATGAATAAAATAGAGGGTGAAGTAGAAGAAAAAATGACGAATATTAAAGATAAAATTAAAGAAATTAAGGAAACAAATCAATTTGTTGTTCCAAGAACAATACGATATCGTTATATAACAATATATAATTTAAATGTATTTTCTATCATAAAAAAAATCGAAAATAAACGAAGAGAATATGTTATTCGATTAAAGGATATTACTAATAGGATAAATCATTTGCAATGTGAAATAAGTAATGATGAAAATAAAAAAAATTGTGCTTTAAGAAAAAAGAAAATAAAATTTGCTTACGACACGAAAAATGAAGCTTTAAGAATGATACTTTTATTAAAATCGGCATTTTCCATAATTGACCAAATATTTTCAAATGAAATTAAACATGCTGAAATTGAAAAACGACAATTGTATAGTAAATGTTGTTATAAAGCACACAAGAATCCTTTAGAAAAAAATATTTTTATGAATGAAATAATGGACCCATTTAAAAATTATAAAGGTTGGACTAGCATGGATGATAAATTAAAGGAAAATGAGGTGAGTAATTTAGAGAGAATAATAAAAAAATATCAGCGAAAATTAGTAGACGGGAAAAAAAAGAAGAATTTGGCAAAATTATATATGCAATTTATTAGCGAATTAAAAATTCAACTAGAAAAATAAAATAATTATATATATTATAATGATGCCATTTTTAGATTCCCTAGTAGGTCCTCTGCACCAAAATTACTGTTATTATTTTTATGTTCTCGCACTGATATTTTTAGTGACTTTTATCGCAGCATTTATCGGTTGCCTTTCACTTGTTTTCCAAAAGAAACGTGTGTCAGTCCAAAATATGTGGTTTTGCCTCCTTTCTACACTTAACAGTTTAATCGCTTATTTAGTAAGTCGTTTAATGTATAACATGTGCCGCAATTCCATCAACTAATTAATATAGTGAAATTTTAATAAAAAAAATAGGTTTTACCCCTTTTTTTTATTTTTATTATTTTTATTATTTTATTATTTTATTTTTTAGTCGAAAGACAATTCATCTGCCTCTTCGTCGTAGAAGCCAATCAACTCGTAATCATTAAGCTCATCATCGTAGCGGTAGACACCACCATCATCATCCTTATAGATGGTATCCTCGCCCTCGTAACTATCGTGTGACCATTCTTCTGGAACGTCTTCCTCGTTCTCAGAGCATAGCTCAGCTTCTTCACATAGCGTGATTTCAGCTAGTTCGGCAGCCTCAGTCTCAGCCTGCTTCTTAGCTTCGGCTTCCTCAGCAGCCTTCTTCTCGGCAGCAGCCTTCTTCTCGGCAGCAGCCTTCTCCTCAGCAGCCTTCTTCTCGGCAGCAGCCTTCTTCTTTTCGGCAATAGCCTTCTTCTTTTTCTCTAGCGCGGCCTTCTTAGCGGCTTTCTTCTCTGCCGCACTAGTTTTAGATTTGGTAACAATGACTGGTGTATCATTCTTGGTTTCGGTCGCGACGACAACCTCATTCTCAGCAACTGGCTCAGCAGCCGTCTCAGCAACTGGCTCAGCAGCCGTCTCAGCAACTGGCTCAGCAGCCGTCTCAGCAACTGGCTCAGCAGCCGCAGCCAAAACCGCAGTCATATCTGGCATACTAGAAGTATCTGACTGTTTCTTCTCAGAACTCATATCATACGGCTCTCCATAGAGTTCCTTAAATCGAGCCTTACCTTCCTCTGTCCAATTGTTGGGAACCTTCATCCAAATTTGATTCTTAGGCCACTCGCCGCGAGGGGCAGACTTTGGCTTCGCAACGCGCAGACTAGATTTATTAATACCCTTCATAATGTTGCCATCAGTATCTTGTATCTCCTTCGTAGTCCAACCTTTGGCAGCGGCTTTCTTAGCAGCGTCCTCCTCAGCCTTCTTAGCCTTCGCCGCAGCCTTAGCTGCCGTCGCCGCAGCCTTCTCCTCAGCCTTCTTAGCCTTAAGAGCAGCCTTAAGAGCAGCCTTTTCGGCCTTCTTAGACTCGCGCTCGCGCAGTTGCTCTTCGCTCAGCTTCTTCCCAGCCTTCTTACCCGTCTTCCTTACCGTAACGGCGGCGATGGGGATATTAGCTACGAAGTCTTGTATACTAGCACGGAGTTCATCAGTTAACTTCATACCGATATGGGTAATACAGTTTGAGATGAGTTCCACGTTCGATGCACGAATAGCATCGTCGGAAGTGTTGAATAGAGACAGCATCATGGTAGACATAGTGTTTGAGTGTATGATTGTGGGTTGTTATAGTGTTTCAATGATACTGGATTATCAGTGTGGAAAAAAAATCAATTTTATTTTCGTATAAGACAAAATGGAGTAAAAAATCGTATCTTGACATAATATCTTGCCATTATATCATCAATATATATCCTTGTTTTATAGTTGTTTTTGATCATATATGTCAAGATGTATGGCAAGATGTATGGCAAGATATATGGCAAGATGTATGATAATATATGATAAGATATATCTTGACATTGTATCAGATAATATATAGGTATCCTTGTTTTATAGTTGTTTTGACCATATATGTCAAGATATCCGTTATATATTTGTCAAGATATCCGTTATATATTTGTCAAGATATCCGTTATATATTTGTCAAGATATCCGTTATATATTTGTCAAGATATCCGTTATATATTTGTCAAGATATCCGTTATATATTTGTCAAGATATAACCAGTAATAATAGCTTATATTATCATAAGAATGTCAAGATATAGATATGTATTCCTTGTTATATATTTGAAATATAAAATTGATATCTTAATACTCATAATTTAGTTCATATAAATTGTATATACTGTTCTATATTAGTATGACTACCCGCCCTAGCTTATTTGCAGTAAAGACGGTATTCGACAATGCTATACGTGGAACTTCTCATAATTTTCCGCGTATTTCCAATAAAGGAGATGTGGGGCAGCGTCTAGAAACGCTATTGGGAATTCCCAATAGTTCAGCGTGTTTAGATTGCAGTGATGGTGAATTGAAGCTTTTTCCAGTAAAAAAACTGGCAAATGGGGTATTTTCCCCTAAGGAAACAATCGCCATAACTACCCGTGGATTGAAGCATGATAAACAGCGACCTTTTAGCCGACTAAAATCGGTAGATACATGGGAAAATTCGGCATTAAAGAAAAAGACCGATAATTTGCTATTTATATCTTACTTCCGCGATGGTGACAATATCACCTTTCTTCACTCATATCTCTTCAATTCTGAATGCCCGGAATACGCGCAATTTAAGGTAGATTACAATACAATAATAAACCACTATAATACCAATGGCATATGTCAATTGGCGAAGGGGGAACCAACATATATTAGTAACACTGTGAATGGGAAATATATTCAGGGCAGAACAAAAGGAGCTGGTGGACCCAATAAGACAGTCGCCTTTTATTTTAGGTCTAAAGAATTTGTCAAAAACGTCATTCTTTCTGCCCCATAAACATCAAAAAAATCCAAAAAAATCCAAAAAAATCCAAAAAAATCCAAAAAAATCCACCTCTAACTTTTTTTTAAATTGAACTGGAAAACTTATTCTAGAACTCTCCCATATAACATACACTTACATACTAGTTTTAAAGTAACTGATATAACTATGGCAGCTGTTGCTACTAACTATGGAAATATGACGCTGCGTCAGATTGAAACACAACTGAATAGAGCGAATGATGCTCTGAAAAAGAAGAAGCTGAAGAAGATTTACAATATAGAGGTCAATAAACATGAACGTTTGACAAAACAGTTGAACCGGACTGAGGCGGCTATCCAAAAGAACGATGCTGAATATAAGCAACTTATTGCAAAGTTAAAAGAAGTTGAAAAGGAGGAGAAGCGTCTCTCTAAGACTAAGAAGGAGATTAAGTACAACCTTTCTAAATCGGCAGCATGGCGTTGCAAAATCAGGGAAATAATTCCAGACTTTAAAGGACCTCAGAAGATTTGTTGGGTTCAGATTCCGTCGGGTGATATAATGGTTATTAAAAATGGGAAAGAAATGAAGATTGGTGAAGGTGTATGGTCGAAAGATAAGAATGATTACACAATCCTCAAACTTTATGATGAATCTGATGAGGAATCTGACGAAGAATCACCATCTGATGATTTCGAGTCGAAAGATGAAAATACAAGAGCATTTGAAGCGATGACTGGTTGGGTGCTGTGTGGTTTTCAAAATGGAAAGTCTTTCTTTTTGAATTGGGATACATATAAGACAACGTGGAGGCGCCCGAAAGACCCGGTCCCGAGTATCACCGCTGTCAATCCAGTTCTTTTCGACCACGCCTCAGCGGAGGAGTTTTGGAAGCTATGGCCAAAACAAAAAGAGCAGTTAATTGCATGGAAAAATTTGAAAAATGAGAAAAGTAAATTGGAAATGCGAGCAGAAAACAGTTGCGGAACTAAACTTCCGGCGTGGCCAGGTCGAAACGCTCTTAAATATTTTCCTTCAATTATATCAAAATGTAAAAATGAATCAAAATTGGCAAGACTTCGCCAAAGAATTAGAGCGAGACAGGCTACTCCAAAATGTTGGCCACAGAAGACTGATACGAAACCTTATATTAAAATTAAAGAAGCTTATATTTCCTATATTGTTGGAGGGGATTGGTTTAATAAAAAAATGAATAATTAAATAAAAATTAAAAAAAATAATAAATAAAAAACCCCTAATTTTTTTTTAAATTGATCTTGAAAACTTATTGTAGTATTCTTCCATACAACAAGTTTCAATATTATGGAAACTTCACTCACACACCTCTTACATCTGTCACCCCAAGAAAAGGTTATAATTCGAGAGCGTATTCCGGATTTGTGGCAAACATTGGCTTCTAATATGACACCAAATGAAATGAAAATAATTCGGGAACGTATTCCGGTTTTAGAGACAGAACTCAGCAAACTCGAGACAGCAGAAAACCCGAAGGACATTGATGCGGAATGGGATGTTAGGGATGAGATTACCAAGATGGAGACACTTCTACTTTTAGCTAATGGGTTCGTATTGGAAGCATAAACAAAACCAAAAAATATCAAAAATTCAAAAAAACCTTATTTTTTTTTAAATTGATCTAGGAAGCCAACCCTTTATTGTTTTCATAAATAGATATAGTAAAAATGGCCACAGTAGGACTTATCGGAGAATTGACTTATGATGTCGAGCAGATGATGAAGGAACGTGCTAAAACAAATAGTGCAACAATTGAAAAGATTTCAGTCGAGTGTGATATTGTCACTGTAGACAGTGTAAATTGGAGTTCTCTTAATCGCGATAATTGGATTACTTGTATTAATAAAGAAGAAAAGACATGGTACCACTTTCCTATTGCGGAATCAGAAAATCGCGATAACAATTTTAAGCGCGTAAAGGATGGTATTAGATATTTTACGAGCAAGGGTTGGGTAACATATATGCTTCAATAAAAGCACATCGTTTAAAATAATAATAAATCCCAATATTTTTTTTAAATTGATTTGTTTATTAGCCATTAACTAAATCAATATAAAAATAAAACATGGATATTCTCACTAACAACACTACAACGACAAGGACGTTTTGCATTCAACTCCAGGAGTCAATGGATAAATATAGAAGTTTGAGGCAGCAAATTCGGGATAAGATTGCCGAAACAGCAACAGCTCAAGCAAGATTGATGTTATCAGAGAAGCAGGATATTGGTAATCCAGCTCAACTTTGCGAAGAGCTTTCGAAACTTAGATTGGAATATACTGAAATTACGGTTCAAGAAAAGGTAGAGAAGGAGCAAATTATGAATACGTATATGCAGCAAATCATGGGAAATATGGGAAGCCCGCCGCTAAACTCAGATGATGCAATAAAGCTCCGGGGGTA